CACTGACCTTGCATATCTCCCCTGCTGCCTCAGTTAGTGACGGCAAGTATGGCTCCCCCGGTTCGTTCTGATCTGGTACCCACTTAACTGGTGTACTCATTTAGCCTCTAGCCTCTTAACCACTGCTAGGATCTGTGCAACGTCCTGCTGGAGGTTTGAAACCCCAACCTGTAAGAGTGCTATGTCCTTAGCGTTGCGGTCCACACGGTCAGCAATACGGTTACGTCCCTCTCCCTTCCAGTCGAGTTCTCCTTCTATGTGTGTCAGACGACTGTCCTGCCTACTCTGGGAGGCTGTAAATATAAACCCCATCAGACCAGCTATAACAATGCCTGCATACTTTAAAATCTCATCCATCATGGACTAAGCTTTGTAAGCATCACGTATGATCCCTTACGAACTGTAGTGTCGGAGGCATTGGATGTGTGCTGTGCCCAGTTGACGTCAAAGGTAGCGGCTTCCGAGATGTACCCTCTCATTGTTATTGATCGCTCGGAACCTGCCGTGCTGTCCGAGGCATTAAGCTGTGAGTTATTCTGCATGTATTCGCGTGAGATTGTAGAGCCATCTTCCCAGACTGCTACGATGTGCATCTTGTTGCCACTCATGGTAGGGCTAACTGACACCTTAAGGCCATTAGACGCACCGTTGACTTGGCTGTAGTTCAGGACAATATCTACTGCGTAGAACGCTGTGTTGTCCAGCCCTGTGATACCCATAGTACCATCTGCGGTTAGACTGGCGTCTGAACTGATGGTCTCGTCAGCCGTCTTGAGCTTCAGAGCACCGTACTGTACAGGCGAGGAGCCGACGTTGATCTTGGTGATTGCATTACTCGGCCCTTCCATCCCATGCTTCAGCTTGTCAGGGGTAATGTATGTAGCGTTGTTCGTCATCGCTAGGGCTTGCGCGTCAGAGGACCGACCCGTGTCTTCATCGAAGTTGGCAGCGATAGCGCTGACGTTGGTAGCAATGTCTGTGGTGTTCGTTGCTATGTCGGTGGTGTTGGTAGCAATGTCTGTGGTGTTGGTAGCGATATCGGTTACGTTAGTTGCTATGTTGGTGGTATTCGTGGCTATGGAAGTCTCCAAGTCCACACCATTGACCATACATGCTGTCAGGGGGTTCGTGGCATCTTCCAGTGCGCTCTTGAGGCGTAGAGGAGTGATGATCTTAGCGTTGCTCGTCATGGCTGCTGCTTCAGCAGCGGATGAGATCTCACCCGAGTCGTATGCTAGGGCAATGGCCGTTGCAATGGCCGCCAAGTCCAGATCTATGTCTGACCCTTTAATAACCTTGAGAGGATTGCCCGGCGATAAGCCGTCTTTCGCGGAGAAGTCAGTTACCTGAGTATATGTTGGCATTATGCGAGCCTTCCTATCTTGGTGAGTAGTTCAAGTTGTTGTATAGAGAACTGACCAGACACTACAGCGTCTACGGCCAGCTTAAAGTATTGTCCACGTCCGTTACGACGTGCTGGTAGCTTGATGATACGCAGGGAAAGTCCTCCACCCCACTCGCTCACATTCCACTGAGCAGAGTCCGCGCCCCACTCTGAGGGGGACTGTGCAGACACAGTACGGGTGAGCGTCTGGTACTCCGAACTGAAGTCTACGGCCCACTTGAAGACTATGCTGGTCTCAGCAACCATAGACATGATCGAGCCGAAGCGCTTGAGGATCTTGATCCTGTTGGCGAGATCCTCACCCAGATCAAGCCATGGTGACTCGTAGGTGAATCGGAAAGTCACACCTGCATCATCAGCAGTGTTAAATAAGTGCTTGCCTATACCAAGTGAGGAGCCTACATAGACTGTGTAGTCCTCTCTGGTAAACCAGCAGTCGGGGGCTAGTGTCCATGTCGTCACCACGTTGAGTGACTGCCCATCTTCGTCTTGGTATGGGTACCGCTGGTCTATGCAGTAGGTGATGCCGGGGTTGTTCCCCTCGGTGGGGAATGTCAGCAAGTAGTACCCGTTAAATGGGTCATACGTACTGCTTATACTGTCCATGTCTGTCTCGACCTCAACGCGGGCCAGAATGTGATGTCTCACGTTCTTGGTGATCGTGCTGATAGGGTTCGTAGCACCTGTTAGGACGCGAGACATGCTCTGTACGCTGTTGGGGCTGAGATATAGGAGGTCAGCCTCCCCAACGTGCTGTATGCTGAACTGCGTCAGGCAACCAGTGCCCTCGATGACGTCGTTAATCATCATGGTGGAAGGATCTATACCAAGCTCAGAGCCTGATCCGTCAGTCCAGAACATGATGTGCCGCTTGCCGAATACAATAAGCTGGCCGTTGTACGGGTAGATGGCTGTGATCTCGTCCATGCCATTCGTCCATATGGATGTCATGTCAAGGGAGCCAGCACCTAGGTCGTCTGTCTCATACTTTGTAGGTGACAGGAGTCCTGAGTAGAAGATCGATTGTCCGTCTGCACCAGCTATCCATAACCTGCCGAATGCTGCTGCGGCTATGCCCCTGTGAGAGGTCGGCATTGTGCCTGACGTCGCTGTGAGTGTCTCAAACGTGCCTGTGCCGTTATATACAATGGGGGCTAGGCCATCTTGGAACCCGTAGACGTTGTCTACGAAGTTCAGGAACCACCAGCGACCATTCGTGTCAGTCACTGAGCCAGAGATATCGTTACCCTCTGGGTCGAGCAAGTCATTACCTATGCCACCATCCCATGCAACGATCTGCTCTATCGTACCGTCTTTCTTCAGGTAGTCAAAGATGGTCTTTACATCGGGTGTACTGGTGATCGGTGTCGTGGTCAGGGTAGTGTGCCCGCCGCGTGCGGCAAGCCTACCTGTGTGATCGATCACAGCGTTGCTGGCTACCGTACAGTATGTCGGCGGTAGGATAGACCCTGACTTTGTGGTGTTAAGTCCACGGAAGCCGGGGGTGACCAGATCAATAGCTTTGAGCTGGGTTGTCATCAGACGGGTACGAGCTGGAAGCCACCAGACTCCGCAGCGTCGGACGAAATAGCATCATCCAGTGCTTGGCGGTACTTCCTTTCGGAGAATACACCAGCAGCACCTAACTCTTCACCACGCTCCTCCAGAGCGTACCAGAGGGCACCTAGCTCGATAGGACGCGCTGGTACCTGTATTTCTGTATCCAGCGCGTCAAAGCCAATGCGGGTCTGTGGCAGGTACATGGAGACTGTGTAGTTCCGTGACTTATCTGCCGCAGGGAATATGTTGAGCTGTGCCTCGTCAGAGGAAGAGGGGAACAGATCAATAGCGAATTCGTAGGGGACTCCAGTCGTACCAGCGGCAGACTGTGCCCGGTCCTGTAAGAGTCGAGCCAGAGGAACCTCATGCAGAGGGAACTTAGCCGACGTATCGGTGACGTCGTTGACGAGAGGGTCTTGGATCCCACGTATGGGGTCATAGTGACGGACCAGCCGTGAGCGGTTGTTGGTGCCACTGAGGGCACCCAGTGTACCACTGGCCGCAATGGTGACGCTCTTGGCAGCAATCAGACCACGCCAGTTGTGAGCATCCTCAACCTCTTCCTTTATCTGGTTGACAAAGGTGGCTATCAGCTTCTCGTAGGGGTCTACGATGACTGACGCAACTGGGTCGATGTCATCCTCACCAAGTACCTGAAGTACTCTGTTCGTTATTTCTCGTAGTGTGAGAGCCATCTATACGTCCTATGTGGTAAGTCTGTGCGTCATATTAGGTTCGCGGGCGTGTCCCAGACCAAACGATTTGAAACTTAAAAGTCCGCCGAGGTCGTCATTCAGCGTAATAGTTATTCTGTCATTCGCTCTACTGTTCAGGACGAAGGGTGTGCGCCACTGCGTTGTGACAGTCATGGAGGTGTTGGTGCCGTCACACATGACGTTACTCAGTACCCCACCTGCGCTGATGGTCTCTTCGAGGTTGGTCAGTAGCTGCTGCGCTGTGACCACGTTGTCCTGATGGATCTGAATGAGGATACCAGCCGAAAGCTGGGAAACTCCTAAGAACTGGTTGTAGGCTAGGCCGGGGGCTGTACCATTGGTGACAGAGATATCTAGAGCGTCTACCATCGTCATTGAGAGGACGTCAACTTCAAAGATCTTACCACCGGGGGGAGCAATCACAAACTCTGCACCGGCTGTGCCGGTCTCCTCAAACTGGATTTGATCCATGTAGAAGGTGGGAGCTTGTCCCTGCTTGCTGTCCAGTCTGACGCGAATTGCGTCTATGGTAGCGGTACCGAGACCCATGTCCGCTAGGGGTATGACGCACTGGCTCCAGACCCCGAATTCCACTTGGTCAAAGTAGTCTTCCAGCGGCACTGAGTTACCAACCATAAGACCAGTGCCTGTGTCCCATCCGAAGATACCGACAGAGTCCGTAGACCAGTTGGCACTCGGGTAGACCCACAGGGTCAGGTGTGTGAAGGTGGCAGGCGTCAAGGCTTGGCTTGATCCCTTGGCAAACTGTGCTGTGTCGCCTACAGTGCCCTTGTCGAACTCAACAGAGTCAGCACCTTCCTGTGCTGGACTCGTCTTATTGAAGTCCCACTTACTGCCTGAGATAGCTGATCCAGTCCAGAGCGTAGTGTCCAGACCGTCATGTACTTCTACTGGGCTACCACCAAATGCAAAAGCAACCGCCATCTGATTACCATAGGTATCGTTGACGGCTGGCTGGGTCAGGGGATCCCACTCAAACAGGTTATCAGTGAAGACAACCGCACCTGAGTGTCCACGCTCGCGGACAAGGTCAAGTTGTAGTTCGTCCTGCTCTGCGAGTGAGTACCCCTGAATGTTAACAGGGAGAGCCATTATTTACTCATAGAAGAAGAACACAACGCCGAAGACGTCAGACGATGAAGCCGTCGTGTCCATCTCAAGAGCAATCGCATCGTTCTGGCCTAAGCGCAAACGATCCTGAAGACGTAGTTCGTCGTGGCTGTTGGCACTTATTTGTATGTCATCGATGGCTATGCCTGCTGTGGTCAGTCCACTAATGGCACCACCAGTGTCAATCTTGAAGACACCAACAGCGTCGTTAGACGATGAAAGGTTACTGTTATGAGGTACCACGTCGCCAGCACCAACTGCGGTGCCAGTTACTTCCCAGAGCTTACACCGAGCGGCGGCAACAGAATTGAGACCGGCTGCATGTATCACCATATCCTTATCGGTGGATGTGTTCTGGATGTAGAAGCTGTATTCCCCGTCAGCGGCAGCCAGATGCTCAAAGGTTATTGAGTATGCTTGGCCCTGATCGCGGGAGATGTAGTAGCCTCGTCCGTCAGTTCGTGAAGATACGTTAAGACGTCCGTCCGACCCATGTGTAATCTGGATTGAACCCGTGACATCATTGGGGTAGGAAAGAGTAGTCATCGTTTAGTGTGTCCTTTATTCATGGTCTAAATTGCGTAGGTCGGCATTGGAAAAATCGTTGTGTTCTGTGGGGGGCACAGTGACGTCAGTCATCAGTGCCATGTAATCGTTAAGCATGATGAGCTGCTTCTCAATCAAGCGGAGCGTTTCTAAGTTCTCGTCCTGAGTCAGTGCTGAAATTACGTAAGCCAAGTTCTCTTCTACTGCCTCGTGTGTGTGAATGAGTCGTGCATAACGTCTATCGTGTGGCATCGCTGTTCCCTTTTGAAAAGACCCTCGGGGAAGGTATTTTAAGAAGGGAGCTGGCCCGAAGGCCAGTCCCAGCTTGTTGAACTACGAAGTAGCTGCGCCCGTAAGCATGGGAACAATACTACCAGTGCGAAGATTCGCAACGCCGTAGATGCAATCAGTCGTTACCAAGTCAGCAAGGTACTGCTGTTGGTATTGACGCTGAGTGCGAACACCCATCTGTTCTACGAGGACTGTTGAGTCACTGTGGAACATCAGGGAGACTTCACCAATTACAGTGGCTGAGTCAGAGGCATCAATGTTCGGAAGTTGGTTCGTCACGTAGACGTCCACTCCGTACACATCACCAATGAGGCCATTGCGGATGGTGTTAGATGAGCCGCGATCACCAACGAAAGCGTCTTCCGTGAACCGAGCAACACCCATCAGGTCTTCCTTAGTTTCCGGGCGAACAGCCCAATGTCGGTTAGACATCGGTACGTCGGCAAGATCAAGTATACGAACAGCCGCTCGGATGCCAGCATCCTGAGGTTGTACATATAAGTCAGCAACTGCATTCAATGCGTTGATGGCAGTACCATCTCCGTCAAGGAATGAATCAGCGGTGTAACTGACCACTGAGGCGTCGATAGTACCTTCATACAGGCTACTGATGTAGTCTGTCGTACCCGGCGTGGCGCCGGTGGTGCCATCAATCATAACACCGATCAGATCGATGTCAACTGCTTGGGCGATTGCGTAACCGGCGTCGTCTGTGAAGAAGCGACGCAGTGATTCAAGAGCCTGCACTTCGGCCAAGTCATCAAACAGACGACTGTATTCAGTGTGCTTGTTAATCGAAACGGTTAAACGTGTAGTTTCGGCGTATGCCAGAGGCACAACGTCGTATCCAGCGGTGATTGTCGCTCGACGGTTTGCAGTAGAACGCGAAGGTTGAGGGATATAAATCGTATCACCCTTCTTACCTTTGTGGTTCAGCTTACGAACTAGGTTCGCAAAAACCAAGTTAGATTTATAAGCTGCAACAACCTCGTCGCTCCAGAGTTCTGGAACAAAGGCTGCATCTACGGCACCCAGATCGACGACATTAGTGTTGGCTAAAGCCATGTCAAAATATCCTTATTAGGTGTGTTTCAAGAGGTTTTTGTGTTATTTAACGCGACCTTCTTGATACGCTTTGATGATATCTGCCTGAAACGAAGGCTCCTGATAAACTTCTGGACTCTCTAATTTCAGTCGGATAAGGTCAGCACGCGAATAAGTCTTGCCACTACTGGTTCCAGTACTACTGTTCGCTGCGGATTCTAATCCAGCACTGCGAGCTGCTTGATGGTTACTCTGTAAGGCTTGTTTGTCCTCATCAGAATAGAACCTTTGACGGTTCTTGAACTCATCCATCAGTTCACTAGCGACACCCCAGTTACCATCAATAGCAGCTTGTGCTGCTGATTGCCTGAACTGAGTTTCATCCAAGAACTTGCTGAACTCCGGGTCTTGTGATATTTCTTGATAGTCCGGGTGTTCGGCAACGAATGCTTGGTGTAGCATGGAATTTTCAATCTGTTGCAAGCGCCGGTTGACTTCCACATTATTCTCTTGGAGGCGTGGAGCCATGTAAGCGTCTAAGGTCTCGGTGGGTTTATCGAGGAGGTCAACTCCATCGATCTGCGGTTGCGCAGGGGTGTTCTGCTGCAAGTCTGCGACACGCTTGACGTCGAGCAGTTGGTCAGTGATTTTGCGTTGGGTTCCTAGATCATTCGCCATTCGCCCATAGGCGGTTTGAAGGCTCTGATAAGAACTGTGCTGTTTACTGGCCGACTCTTCTAAATCCCCTGTCCAGAACTTCTCGTCGATCCATTCTGGCTTGGTGCCAGCGTTCTGGGGTTGTGGGGTAGACGTATCCCCTACCGCACTATCTGATAGGCGCTCAACTACGTCATCTAGACTGCCATCTGGCGTTCCGTCTGGGACTAATGCATCATTTCCCATAACATCTTCTCCTGAGTTACCGTACCCCGTAGGGTATTGGGTTAATTGGATATGACTTCAGCGGGGGGCTAATTACTCACCTTTGGCGAGTTTCTCTTCCCTTGCCCGTTCCTCTTTATGCACCTTCTCGAACCGATCAATGAACTCTGGACCCGCGTTCTTCTGCGCGCCCATGGCTCCCCAATCGATCTTGGGTGCGTGGAGGACTACTTTGCGTGACTTGCCGTCGCAGAAAGGGCAGGGAGGGACATAAGGTGAGTCCATCTTTACCAGCTCTTCATACTCCGTGTCACACTCAGTACATCTATACTCGTAGATTGGCATCTTGTTCCCTAACTCTGATGGTCAAGGGATGCGTCTTCATAGAGGTCGGTCTGCACCTGCTCTGCAACGGATGCTATCTCAGCAAATTCCGACTCAGTGGTGCCTTCTAGGGCCAGTATCTGTCTCCAGACCTGTTCCTGTCCATTAGCAACGCGATTCTCGTCCCACGAACTTGCGTAAGCACAACGATCTCTTGCTAACTCTGCTTGTTGCGAGGCCAGTTCCATAATAATGTCCCAGCCCTCTGTCTGGAACAGCTTTTCTAACGACATAAGCCGCATCTGCTGTTCACCAGTCAAATTCTTTAGTATCTCTGTCGTACTCATTGCTCTCTCCCAAGAATTATTCCCAGCCGAGTACCTTTATGCACAAGGCCTCTTCGTCCATCTCTTTGTACCAGTGTACGGTGCCTGTGGCCTCCTCGTACTTCTCGTAGTTCCGGCCCAGCTCGCGGTAGTTCACGTCAGCGGCACGCCCGGTGCAGATCTGACTGAGGTGGTAGGATATGTTACGAGATGATATGTTTTCGATTGTGAAGTTGGCATCTACATTGTGCTGCGACACTGACATCGGTCTCACTTCGTCGGGCAATACGCCCCAAAGCGCTACTGTTGCGACCACAGCACCTGCGACTACCTGCCACTTCTTCAGGTTGTCGAGGTGATTCTTCATTTAGACTTCGCTGCTTCAGCAGTCTTCTGCTCCAACTGGCGCTCCTGTAAGTCAAGGCGCATCATACCGATATCATTCTGTCGGTTAAGCTCTTCCAGCTCACCGTTCTGTATCTGGATGCGGATGGTATCCTGTCGAACCTTCTCAGCCTGTAGCTGAATAGACGCTTTGGCGACTTCAGTCTGTGCCATAAGAAGCTGGACTTCGGCCAGCGTCTTCTGGTTCTCTTGCATGACTGCTTCAGCAGATGCTTTAGAAGCCTCAAACTCAACCGCGTCGAGGGCTTCCTTCTTCTCGGTCTCTTCCTTCGACGGGGGCTTCATAGCCTCTTCCAGCGCTGCCATAACCTGTCCCTTGTTATGGAGGCTGGACAGCTCTAGGATGCCCTTAGCAATGGCGACAGTGACCTGTGGGTGCTCTTCAGGCATCATCCCCATCAACTGCGTCAACTGCATAGCCTCTACTTCCCGAGCTACTATGCCGAGAGTGGGCTTAACTACGAACTGGTAGTCCTGCGGGTACTTATTAGGAGCGAACTGCATATACCGCCACATCGCCTTCTTGATGACGGGCGTGAGCAGGTTGTCGTTCACAGAGCGGATAGCCCTCTTGGCACGCTTCACGAATGCGCCCAGCATCAGGCTGGTGTTGCCCGCCTGTGCATTGCCGCCTACCCCACCACCAAGTGCGGAGGCAGTATCAAAGGCGCCTGTGCCCATCTGTACCATACGCTCCATAGCGTCAGTCTGCCCGAAGGTAGCCTGCTGTAGAGCACCGATCTCGACGGGCTGTATGATCTCTCGAGGTGGTCCCTGCGTCAGCCATACCTTACCCGGCTTCACTTCCATCTTGAATCCACGAGGGGTACGACCACTGTCGATACCGATCATTGGAGAGGAGATGAAACCCAAGGCGTCTATACGAGAGCGAAGCTCAGCGTCTAGAGCCTTCTGTGGGTTGTAGCCCTTCTCGGCTACCCCACGTCCCCAGAACCTGCCGGGGACTTTCTCAAACTGGAACGCTACGATGGAGCGATCTTTCATGGTGAAGGGGTTGACCATGGCACGGAGCAGCGTGCTGCCGTTGGCGATGGTGATGATGGCCTCAACCATTGGCCCGTCCGTGCTACGCTTCTCTTCGCTGTTCTGGCTTGCTAAAGCCCTGTCGATCTCTGTCTTGTTCTCTAAGAGGTCATTAAGCATGTTAGCTGGGACTTTCCCGTGGTACTCTAGCAGCTCGACCATATCTGATTCTGTAGCTGAGATCGTAGTCTGTGGGTCTTGGCTGTCGATCTGTGTGTTATTGCCGCTCAGGCTGATCTGTCCACTCAGGGAGGCCAGCGCGTCCTTGCGGTATATCCCCGCCTCAATCTTCTCTACGATGGCGTGGAGAGGCTTCTGGACCTTGTGGAAGCACCCCAGCATCTCTTGGATGTTACGACCTGCCGGGTCAGGGATGAACTCGTCAGGGCGAATGGACTCAACAGAGACGACAACCTCGTCTACGTCTACAGCTTCCATTCTACCCGTCTTGGGGTGTGCCTGTAGCTTAGGCAATCCAAGCACCTCGACGTTGATCTTGACGATGCCGGTACCGTAGATGGCACCTACAAGGATCGCCTCACTGAGGTTATCCTTGATGTTAGCTACGTCAAAGTCGTCACGGAGTAGATCACGCGCGGCCAGTACGTCAGCGCGCTCTGGGTCCATCACGTCATCAGGGACGTCGAACCAGACATCCTTACTGAACAGTCCTTCCTCGATCTCAGCAACGGTCATCTCAATGGCTTGAGCCAGTGCCGGTGCTATCAGGCGCGAGCGCTCTGATGCTCGGTTACGGTCCTCAGACTGCCACATGCCACGCCAGATGCGCCAGTACTCTGCCCAACGGGCTTGGTAGCCCCTGTCTCGGAATGCTTCCCAGCTCGTGGACTTTGCCAGTAACCAGCCCGTTAGCTCGTTACCCGATATAGAGGGTTTCACTTCCTCACCCATGCCAGTGGCATCGACGATTATTTGGTTCCCAGAGGTAGGTATGTTCGCTGGCATAGTGGTCTAGTATCCTGATGTTATGTCTAAGGGAGCCCAGTCATCGAGGTCGAGGTCTGCGGCGTAGCTTACGGACGCCATCTGGTCAACATAGGCCAGAGCGTCCAACAGGTCGTCATGTGCTAGGGGGTCAGGGAAGTCCGCTGCTTGATCCAGAAAGTGCTGGACCCACGGTTCCTTTGCCTTGGAGGCACGGGCATCTTCGCTTAACAAGTGTATGCGTCCTCGCTCTGCACGACCTTGCAGCGCGTGGACGATCCTATCTAACTTCTTAGTCGATCCGTGCGTGAGGGGTTCAGGGGTTATGTACCGATTGAACCGGCGCATCTCATCCTCAAGGTATGGGCCGATAGCGTTCATCAGCGCTCCCTTCTCAATCCCTAGCCTACAGCCGGGGTATTGTGAGCATGAGCGTATAATTCTGAGGGCCACCTCTCTGGTGTCCCACTTGCCGTGCTGGATCTCCATGACGTACCACCCTTCCTGTGTGACGTAGGTGATGGCTATGGCTGTCTCGTCCAGCTTGACATTCTTCTTGGATGCCTTGGCAAACCCTGCCAAGTCAACCGTAATATAGTAGTGCCCTTGGTCTACGACACTGTGGAACGGTACGGCTCCATCAGCTCCATCGTCATCACTGAGGATGGCATGTCCACCGTGGCTCGCCTGTGGCATCCTGTCTTCGACAGGGAACCACTGAGGCTTTAATACTTTACCGCCACCTGATATGAAGGATGCCTCGATCTCCTGCCTAACGACCTCTATGGGCCTTGTGTCGGTCTTCAGGACTCGTTCCAGCTCCTTACGGCTCAGGAAGGGGTTATCCATGCTGGTGAAGTGAAATGCTTCCCAGTCGTCATAACCGGGCTTCTGTTCCATCGCACCCATGAAGAGCTTGTAGAAGTGGTTCTTACCCTTGGGTGTCCCTATAAAGAGAGCATCCCCTTCTACGTCCATCAGGGCCGGATCTATGATCTCGTCCCAGACGGTAGACTTCATATCCGCATATTCGTCCAGTACGACGTAATGGTACCCTTCACCACGGAGGGTGTCAGGATTGTCAGCACCTTTGATGTATATGCGTCTGCCGGAGATAAGCTCCATGAAGCCGTCATTGACGTTCTCACGAGCTATCATACCGCCTTGCTTGGCGTAGCCTAGAATGTTGTGCAGCTTGGGCCACATGACACGCTTGGCTTGATCAAATGTGGGGGCTATGTAGAACACAGGATTTTCACTTGTGAGCTTGTAGCCCTTCCACTCGGTCATCATCGCCATCTCACCCAGCTTAACAGCCGCAAAGTGAGACTTCCCGAAGCGGCGACCTGCTGCGCACACTTTGAATCGGGCCGACGAGTTGTACACAGCCGCTTGGCCGGGGTGCAACTCGATTACATACTCAACAGGTTTACCCACCAGTCTCTCCTACAAGTGGTTTAACTTTTGCCTTTGCCCCGGCTGGTGCTCTGGTTGTCAGGCGTGAAGCCTTTGGTACCAAATGTAGCAGGTTTGCGTAAAGGGTTACTTGGTGCTTTTCCGACGAGGTTGCCCCCACCAGTCTGCGATGGTGCGTTCTGTTTGCTACTAGATTTCATCTTTTACTTCCTTCTGTGGGGTTATGTCTATGATGTCGCTCTCCCCGTCTTCTTCCTCTGCCTTGAACGTAATGTTCTTGACAACGAATGTGAATCCTGAATTAGCTTCCTGAACGTCATCCGCCTCTTTGGCGTTGCTTAGAGTCTTATCTAAGATCAGCTTAGCTGCTGATACGTTCCCCTCCATCGCCAGCTCGCACATGCGATCTAGGATTTTGGCTATTTGGGGGGCAGCGACATTCTTTCTCACGGCTATCTCAAGATCTTGCTTGAGCGCAGTGATTATGTTTTTGCTGCCTAGCTTTCTCCCAGTGGGATTACCACTCTGTCCTTTAACGAATTGTCCTGCTGCGTTGCGAGTAGTCTCATGGACTTCCTCTATCTCTGCTGGGTTCAGCACCGACTTAGCCATTATGACTCCGGGTCGTGGTCAAAGCGAGAGTATTGTATCGGCATAGTTGAACTCCAGTCCGACAGCTCTGCGTAGTACTCACTGGGCTTCATCAGCTTGTGGGTACCAGCAGTCCGTGCTGCGTCCCAAGTGTCAACAGCTACCTTCAGCTCCGCCAAGTTCATTAATGTACCGCCGGGGCGGGCTGTGTTAGTGACAACGTGGAAGTAACTCCACGACACACCGCCTACAGTACCTAGCGTACCACCAACGTGCTGTACGTTATAGTTCTCGTCAAGTGTGAATAAGTCGGAGTCTTCCATTGAAACACCCGTAACCGCCAACATATCCATTCCAGCGTCCTCTACAGTCGCTGTAAGGCTGTCGAATGGGTATATAGCCACAGGCGACCCCAGAAGTGTGGGTTTCGGTCCACGAGCCATCAGGACGCCTTTAGCGATCAATGCTTGCTGTAGGTTCTGACAAGCGGCCAAAGAGCCGTTCTTGTATGCACCTAGCGGATACACATAATACTGCGGCTTCCAGCTACTATATGTGGCTACCGCTTCTATTTGGTCTATATCAAGCTGTATGACTGCCTCGTACTCAGCCTGCGTCGGAACGCGCAATACGCCCTCAACCACGGCTGTGTCGCTCTCAGTAGACGTCAGGGTCTCATCGACCACTGCGACGTCTGTATCCGGTAGAACGAACATGGAGCCAGTACCATCACCATCATCGATGAATTGGTGCAGCGTCCATGTCTCAGCAGTCGGAGACTGTGTGAGTGTCGTGCCCTGTGTCCACGTCGTGGTGGATAGGGTCTTGACCGGAATAACCTTGGCATCTGACATTGAAGCCGTACCGTGCAGGTTAAACTCATAGTTGCCCTGAGCTTCCATCAGATCCAGATCCGCCTTCACTAGGAAGTTGGAATTTGTGGCTTCGCGCCCTATGAGGCCAATACCCAGCGGTATGTTATTCGTGTTGAAGTATGCGAAAGCTGTGGCACCAGACTCTGTGATGTCCATGAATGCGTCATTACCGTCATCCATGAATGGGATAATAACCGCTGTATGGTTGTAGCCCTTGGTCGCACCCATGTATGTGAGGGAGTATGTCTTGGTCGTGGCGTTGGTTGGGTTGTAGAACCCGTCCAGATCTATACCAAGCATCTCAAATCGGTCTATGGCTGTCTTATCCCATGCACCACCAGCTCCGTCTGTGATCGACTCGTACTCACCTACATGCCCATCTCCGTATGTTCCGGCCTCGCCTACCAGTTCAGGCAGGACAGACAGCGTGAAGAACCCTGAAGGGATATCCACGATGGAGTACCGGAAGTCTGTGTATGCGGTGGAAGCTCCCGAGAAGTCATGCCAGATGCGGAAGCGTAGCTTCCAGCCAGTACCTGTGGACGTGTTATTCGCCCAGAAGTGGAAGTGCAGCGGTATGTCCGGCAGGTTGGCGTTAAACCACCCAGAGGTGGAGTCCACAACCATGCCTTCCTCGGTAGAGTTGTCGCTCGTACCAATATGCATGGATTGCCCGAATAGATGAGGGAATACGTCATCTGCGGGCCATGTACCCGATACGTCTGCCGTTGCCACTGATGTGGAGGCAGAAGTGTGATCATGGTCGGTCGCAGTACCTGACGGGGTCACTTCCGTCCATTCGGTCTCTATAGCACCATCGATCTTGGTCTGAGGGAAGAACGCGATCTTGTTCTCGTCCCAAGGGTAATCAACGCCCCTTTTGCCTTCCTGATCCATACCAGACAGTATCCACGTCCCACCGAAGCCTGTACCGAAGTTCAGGGCCGTAGGAGTGGCGTTGGCGGTAAAGACCGGCTTTTGCCCGGTAGGACGGTCATAATCGACTCCAAAGCCGACTCGTGCCCCATCCTTGTAGAATTTGTCTCTGGTGTTCTTAGACGCCAGATCGACCGCGATATCCCATACAAAGAAGCCACGAAACTCAATTTCAGTGGCTGGGGACTTATCACCGGATCCGGTACCATTACAACCGTAATGGAGGCGTGTGTTAAGGTCAATGGCACCATTACCTGACTGCGGTGTACTCGCTCGGTCTGAGGTAATTGCCTGTTGTATGAAGTCCCCATTGGTGTCGCTGACATATAGGTAACTGGTAGCAGTTGCGACGTCAAAGCTCAGAACGACCATGTGCCAGTTACCGTCGCGGATATCCGTAGTATTGGTATAATGGCGATCTATGAGCCACCCACCGGGGGATCCACCACCTGTGCTATCTCTGCACTCGATGTGGAAACTCTCGTTTGCGCGGAGGGTGAGGCGACAATCTTCACCAGAGGAGCCTGAGCTACCACCAATGTTAAAGAACCGCATAGTAGCGTTACTGGTGGTACGGACTTCAAATGCGTATGTTATACCGGGTAAATCCGAGAATGTATCAATTGCGTCGTTACACTCCCACATCGTCCAGTCGTAGTTTGTAGAGGATGCAGTAGCGAATCTATGCCCTGCTGCAATATCCCCACCAAATGCACCACTCAAGCGATCACGGCGGTTACGCCAGTAATGGACGTCACGTCGTGTCGCGTTAGGGTGCCTACCGTGCAGAGGGTGCCGTCTGGGCATGGGGGGAATATCCTTGAAAGAAGGGGGAGATAGCCGGTTAACTTGTACCGACTATCCCCCGGAGGGGTCTATCTATTTACCAAACATGGTAATTTTGAAGATACCAGCGGTGTATGTCGCGCCAGTAGGTGACGATGCTGTACCAACGGTCAGATACAGGTAGTCACTAACAGCCGGAAAGGCTGTGAAGTACTGTGTTAAACCAAGCGTCCAGTCGCCCGAAGACGTTACGAGAGCTGTGTCAGTCGTGCCATCAGCACTCTGAGCAATGGTGCCTGACGCATCACCGTAGAGGTCGATGTCAACTTCGCCGCCGGTAGGCAGCTCTAGACATTGCATAGTGCCAGCAAAGATCGTACCCATGCCAGCCACTACTTGGCCGATATGAGCATTAGCTGCTGCTGAGTCACCGATTACGTCATTATCAGTAGCTGCACTGACAAGTCCGTCGATGTCGATGACGATAGTCGTCTCGATGAGCGTGGTGCCCAAGTTAGGCGTGTATATGCCTGCGTAGTTGTCAGCGCCGTTAGTTCCTGAACCCTGAGAGATAGGGTTGCCTGTAACGCCTAATGACAGAGCTGCGCGAGCAGTTGAGTCGGCAACTAAGCCGTCAGCGAAGTCAATCATAGAAGCAGCGCTTGCAGCGTGAGCTTCTGAGAAAGTCGCTAAGGCGGCAGTATTGCCGACCAATTTAGTAGCCGCATCTTGTAAGATTACGGATGATCCTGAAAGTCTTGACATTGTATTGTATATCCAGTTGTAATTATATGTGGTATTAGGATGTGTTAGTATTAGTATTCGGTGTTAGCCGCCGGTCTATCCACCGTAGCCGTATCGGTTCTTTAT